CTTGGAGACACCCGATAGGTTTTGCGCGACCAGACCGCAAACCAGACGACCAATTATCAAAAAAAGCGTCGGCCAGAGGACGATCAACTTGTGCAAACAACCGGTGCAACGCCGCCATTTGGCCTTTTGGGTGGTTATACTGGCTATAGAGCCGTTGCCCCACAGGGATTGACTGTTCAATGTCGGGGTACTTATCTTTGATAAAATGCAGAGCGTCTTCATTCGACAAACCTAAACGGTGGTTAGGGGCTACATCGAGAATGTTTGCCCAACGGATAGCTGATGCAAGGGCGTTCGTGTTGATGTAGCCCGCAATCGCCAACACATCAGCGGCTCCACGCGGTTTACCGGTGTCCATCACATGAAAGAGGTTGTCATCAATGCCGAAAACAACATGGGTGGTAAACGACACACCAGAACGAACACAAGCCATCATCCGGTTTTGGCCGTCACGCAAACGCCCTTGATCGCTAAACTTAATGGTATCACCTGTCAAACCCCACCGCCCGTCTTCCATAGCCGATGCGTATTCTTTAATCTTAACGGGTTTTTTTGGCCGGTTACCATCGTTGTACGTCTCCATGATCCACGCCGCTATCTCTGGCGTGAAGGTCACAACGCGGGAGTTTTCAGGGGGTGCCGTTATATATTTAGACAAGTTACTGGCAACGTCTTTTTCGGTAGTCTTTCCTTCTAACATTCTTAACATGGTTTCTTCCTCTTAACAGTTGGGACACAGTCCCGGTTTATAACAACCACCACGGTTGTTAATTCTCTAAATGTTGTTTAAACAGTTTCATCCACTTGCCACGATCTTCCACCCTCGCCATGACCAGTTCGTCCAACGTATCGTTGCAGACCAGGGTGGTGACGGTGACGGGCTTCTCCTGACCCTGCCGCCATACCCGACCCACCGCCTGTTCGGCCAAGTCACGGGACCACACAGGCTGGTAGAATAGAACGTCCGCGAACTCATGCTGAAGCCCGTCTACACCGTGGCTCATAGATTGCACCTGGGCCAGGGTAATGTAGCTAGGGGTCAGGCGTTCAAGTTGTTCGCCCTGCTCTACGAACTCGTAGAAAATCAAACCTTTCGCCCCGCGCATCCCAAGCTCGACACACCACTCCATCGCGGCTTTTATCCGTTTGTCATCAAGAACCGTAGACACGCCATTATCCTGATAGTAGAAGCCCGACCCCAGTTGCCGCAAAACGCCGGATTTAACGGCCTGGTTGGAACTTTCGCGATCATCAATGACCATGTGCTTTTTCATGTCGTTGTAGATTTCCCGCGTTTTCGCTGGCATATCGAATTCTATGACCTCCTGACGTAGAGGTGGCAGTACCTTGACCTTATCGTCGGTGACGAGGTGTACGAGAGAGGCCACTTTATCCATGATTTGGGCGTCTGCGAAGCCTTTCAGGGTCAGATGGTATCCCATGTAATCGCTGTCGAAGTAAGCGTTGAGGTAGGCTTGCTTGTTCGTGCCTAAACTTTTGCCGCAATCTATGATGCGGGCTTGGGCGTACAGACGCTCATAGCTCTGGGAAACTGGCGTGGCTGTCAATCCGCACCTCCAAAACAACTTATCGCACAGCTTTTTTGACTTCAAACCTTTCGTCCATTTGCCCGCTGCCTTGGAGAGTTCGTCTATGACGATACCGTCACATTCGTGGTCTTGTTTCAATAGCCAATCAAGGTTGTTTAAACTGACCAGGACGATGTCGGCCTCGTTAGCCATGAGCGTCTTGATACGTTGCTGGCTGTTGCCCTCAAGCTGGATGGCCTTCATACCGCGCAAGTGATGCCACTTGCACATCTCCTCAAGCCAGATCATCTTTTCGATGACCTTGGCGGGCGCGGCGACAATGACCTTGTGAAGATGTTTTTCCTGTATCATCTCCCAGATTGCGGTCAGGGCAATCACCGTCTTGCCGACGCCAGTGGCCGCGACCATGATGGTGTGATCGTACTCAAACAGCCGGTCGATGGCCTTGACCTGTTCGGCGGTGAGGGCTCTAGGCGTCTGCGAGGTTCTTGATGACATCGTCCACTCCCGCATAACTGTCGATGACGTAGACGTTGATTCCTTCATTACGCAACCTTTCAATTTCTTTTTCCTGTTTCTTCGACAGGCGTCCTTTGCCTGTCGGTGACTTTAACTCGACCAGAACGATGCGCCCGTTGCGGGCTAGGAACATATCAGGAAAGCCGACATGGCCTATGGCCTGGACTTTTCTGCAAAAAATATCATGTAATTCGGCGCTCACGATGAGATAACGCTGAAGGTTTTTTTCACTATTTCCCATATCTCTTCCCCCATGAAACACCGCCGGTATCTAAAGGCAGACCATCTGCCCACCAGGGCTGTTCCAGCATGATGTTGTTTAAACGCTCCCCGTCTTCACGCGGGCCAAGCCCAATGATCTCATCGTGGACATGGCCGACGATGTCGAGTCCCTCACTGTCCGCACACAATAGGCTCTCGCGCAGACAGTCCGCGGCGACTGCCTGGGTAGCGTTCTGGAACAGCAACGACCCCCGCAAAACATGACGGATCGGCGGCTCACCCTTTGCCGGGGTCAGTGATGTTTGGAAGGACGCCTTACGAGATGTGCCCCACGGCGTCTCGACCATACCGTACCGCGGCATGGGGTAGGCCAAGATGCGTTCGGACGGCAGTTGGAGCCACAAAAATCTTGAAAAATTTTCCTCAACCAACTGATAGGCCCTGAACGTGCAACGCCCAACTCTGAAATCTGTGTTTGGGTGCATGACGGCGCGCTTTGCGCCTTCCTCAAACGCCACCCAACTGTCCAGGGCCCACGGGTTGGTGCGTTGCCAGTTCTCAACGTGCCCCATCGCCGCTGCATCTGAGAAGTGGACATCAAACTTCTTAGCCATACTCTGGAGCGCCCGTTTAGTACCCCCGAACTGCAAGCTGAGTTCAGCGATCTTACCAATCTGCCGGTCTTCAGGGGTCACACGGTCCATATAGTCCGCGTTCTTATAGATCATCAACGCCGCCGTGACCTTATAGACATCCATCTTGTTGCGGTACAATTCCAGGCGCGCTTCTCCGTGGGAACTGTTTGCTAACCACGGCGCGACCCGTCCCTCAATGGAAGACCAATCCACAAAATAGATTCCCATTTCGTGCAGTAGCATACCCCGCAACAGCCGGGCCATGACGTTTGACACGTTCTCTATAGGCTCCCCGGCAATGACCGCCTGGGCCAGGGCCTCTGCCTCTTCAGGTGAGTAGGCGTCCCGGCGCATATTATGGGGCTGGAGCCCGCGGCCACTGAACCGCCCCGTGCCAGCCCCGTTGAACTGGAAGGTATTGAAGACCCGACCGCCGATATGCGTATGAAGCGCGACCGCGTATTTCTTGAGCGCAGACGACCCGGCGTCATCGATGGCTTGCAACAGTTCCTTGGCGTCTTCATCGATGCCATAGGTCTGTATCAAGATGGCGCGGCGGTCTTTGTCCAGGGACCGCTTGCCGGTGCGCTCATCTGTAATGCTTTTGATTTGGAGCGGCGTCAGCTTTGGGTACAACCAGGCGTCCCGCGATTTACGTTCGGTGTGTTTCATCATCTTCCCGCCCGTAAGCTTTTGGATGACGTCGTTTGCCTCGTTGGCCGAACGGTCCATGCGGCTGACCGCCGCTTTACATAGGGGTACGTCCACGGGTAGGCCGCGTTGGTTGATGCGGCAGGTCAGATGGTATTCTTCCCACTCTTCGGGTGTCAGGTCGCGCATACGCCGACCAGCCGCGCGCATGACCTCGACATCATTGATGCAATATTCGCGCATTAGGTCTTTATCAGACACCGAAAATGTCCTTATGACCCACAGCACAGTATTCCCTGATCAGGCGCGGGCCCTCTTTATGTTTATGAAATTTCAGGTTCAGAAGGTTCGCCAGCTTATCCAGCCCCGCCGGGTAGCCGTTGGTCAGGGCCTGAACCATGCTACAGCGCCATTGCTCAAGCGCCGGGGCCTGGAAGCCGTACTTGGGCGCTACGACCCATTCAAACATATGCCGCTCAAACTCAGCATTGTGAGCGGTGATCAAGCCGCCGTTCGCGATATGTTCAATTACGCAAGCCGGGAAAATTTCGTCGGCCCACCAGAATTTTATAGGGTCGTCGCCATAGGCATACGCCATACAGATAACCTCTGTACTTTTATGTTCGACGTATCGACGGAGCCCGCGGAAAATCAGGTCAACCTTGGAACGCGTCTCCAAATCTATGAAGAGCATAGGTAGCATTGGAACCCCCGGAAAAGGGGCGCGGGCTGAAAGGAATTAAGACCCGCGCCCCCCGGCACAGCCAGGATGGAGACTAGGCTGCGCTTTGCTTACGTCGTTGCCGCTTTTTTGGTTCGGCTGGTGCTTCAGCTTCCGTTTCAGACTTATCCTCGACTTGCGCCGGGGCTTCGCCTTCCTCGTTGCCATCGGTGTCACACCAAGTGACAATCTCAAACACCGGGTTGTACGTCAGTTTACCGCCGCGCTTCTTATTGGCGTAGCTTTCGCTGGTCAGCTTGACTTTGGGGAATAGGTGCTTGGAACCTTCAGCCGAATGTGCCTTGATTTTTCCAAGCAACACGTCAATTCCCTTCCTGCCCCCGTAGGAGTTGGTGTCGAAGGCGAGAGGTTCTCCATCGTCAACCAGCGCGCCCTGGAAGGACCGCGCCTCGCTGGGGTAATCCTCACCAATACTGTCCATTGGCGCGGGGAGCGGATGCTGGAACCCGGCAAACGACTTGTTCGGGCGTCCTCCACTCCACAAAATCCAACCGTGTTGTATGGTTGTCGTATTCACAAGCACAAGTTCGCCGCTGACTATTTCTGCGTCCTGACCCAATAGCCATTCGCCGCTCTCAAAGTCCATTTTCAAGAAAGAGAACCCGGCCAACCCTGTAGTCTCTTGCACTTGGCTCTGAGCCAGTGCCGTTGACAGGTCTGTGGGGTTCATAACGGTAGGGAAGTTTGTAACCATTGTATTAATTCTCCAAATCCAGTTCCAAAATTCGCGGTATCCTAATACCGCACTACTTCATCATTTCCTTTAGTTCACCCTGCACATCAGACACGATGACCGCCTCGCGGCTGTCATCCTCTGTGGCGATTGTCGTGCCGGGGCTTACGGAAATAATGAACTCATCAAGGTCAATCTTGACCTTTTTCTTTTTGACCACCTTCTCCATAGCGGCTGGCGTCAGCATGGTGGTCTTAAACATATCCTTCTTGGTTAACTTGATACCCTTCGCCGCGTTGTCTTCGTCCACCCACTTGCGGGTGCATCGCTTTTCGACAATTTTCCACCCCATAACGGGAACCCCCCGCATCATTTGAAGGTATAATTCTTCCTTAATGGATTTCACCCAATCCTCGACCTCGACCACCATACCAGCGGCGGCGGTCAGTTCGATTTGGTCCCGTGCGCCCAGTAGATTTGCGGCGGCAACATATCGACGCCTCTCTTCGCAGAAGGGTTCGGCGGGACAATATTTACAGTGGGAGCCGGGGTTGATGCTAGTGCCTTTGACAGCGGCTTGGTGCTTCTTCTCAAAAGCGTCCAGCCACTCCAGGTCCGTCTCCCACGTTGTGACCACACCCTTGACCCTTGGCTGGACGATGGCAAAGACCACCCTCTTAACCTTCTTGAACATATCGGCGGTCTTGGGGTCTTTTCGTGCGGAGATACCATACAGCCCCAGGTTCGGGCTTTCTACGGGGGAGACTCTAACACCACCAAACTTATAGTCGGCTATCAAGAGACACTCACGACTGACCGACAGACCCAAAAGGTCGATGGACCCCCCTTGGCTACCCGGCACATATTCAACAAATGGCTCAACTTCTATTTCGTCGATGTCCAGATCATCCAACAAGGCGTTCGTCGCGTTTAAACAGATTTCCGAAAGGGCTAGGTCATCATCCGTAAATTCGCGGGTGATGTCGTAGCCGTCTTCTTTATATATAAGACCCAGGCATTGATCAGGTGTTACCTCATCACGTTGACAGACCTCTTGCACCTCATGGTGCATGGAGCCTTCCACGGCGGCGATACCTGGGGGTCTATGCGGGAGATTTTCTGATTTCTTGAGCCACCCATTGCACCCGATTGTCCGGTGTTCTGAGCTTCCTCCATACGGGAGATGTATCGTCATTTTTTCTGCTCCGCTTCAGTTTCCCTTAATTTGCGTCTCTTGTTAAGTGACACTTGGTGTTCAGAATAATGGGCTTTAGCTTTATCCGTTGCGGCTAATTTGTGGGCGTAATCGGGATTGAAGTAGTATCTTCGCCCCGTCCTTATGCACGGCTCATCAGACACTTGCGCCCAAGCGTAAACATGCTGGGGGTACACACCTAGATTGTATTGTTGGCGGAGAATATTAGATACACCCCTGGTCGATAACAGAGTCGCCAGCAAATCTTTTTTTTCTTTTTTCAGGTGTTTCAGGGTTTTTACGGTGAAGGTGATACTCGTATTTAAGTTGTTAAGTTCACACTGTAGGGTGTCAATATCTTTTTCCATTTCCTAATCCTCCTCCAAGTCCAAATCCAATTGACCCCTCTTTTTTAGAATGAAGCGCCATACGTTGTCAAGGGTCTTCGTTTGAATGTCTGTGTTGGGGTCAGCCAACCTACCTATAAAACCTGGGTCACTCGCGATCTCACGGCCTACGGTGGATGGTGCGAGGTCAAATTCTTTTATGACCCCCATCAGTTCGTCGTATGCGTCTTCTTTAGCGCCCATGATATTCTCCTGTTGACATTCTTCTATGTATGATATAACCAACACGTTGTCAATAACATTGGAATAGGATTTGGAAATGAATTACGTTGAAATTTGGAAAGAGCGAATCGCTGGTGGTGAGGCCACATATCAAGAAGCCTTCGATTGGCTGCTGCACCACGGAATGAACCCCGTCAAAGCCTGGATTGCACTCAATGAGTAAATTCACAGACCAGTTTGACACGGCGCTTGAGACGATCACTCAAGAGCGTGGCAAAATGTATGGACATCCCCATGAAACCTTCGACCAGATAGCCGTGCTACAGGTCATGGTGGTCGAGTGTCCAGACCCCCGTGTTCGACACGCTTTAGAGATGGTTTGCGTCAAGCTGGTACGCCTGTGTCAAGACCCCACGCCCGCGAACATAGATAACGTGGTGGATATTGCGGGCTATGCCCGCACCATTGCAATGATATGGGACAAAGAATATGAGTAACCCCGTCCAGTTCGATTACGAACTCCCCGCCGGCGATATGATTGAAGTCAACGCGACTGTTGCCCCTGGCAGACCAGCCATTCAAGCCAGTTTAAACTTCCCCGGTGAACCAGAGGAAGACCCCGACATAGAGATTACCGATTGCTTTCTCAAGGACCGGAACGGCAACCTGACGGACCTACCCTTCGACCCTGAAGGGCTGTGGTACAGGGACCGTGACAAGAAGTTTAAACAGGTCATGGACGATCTGGAACACTATGCCTGGGGAAAGTATAGTGATCAATAAGACCCCCGTTGGCATCTGGACTTTATACGATGATGGCTCGTCTGATTACTGCTTAGTGGAAGTGATGAAATGGCCGACACAAAACTCCTGGCACTCGTTCGCGAGTGGTGTGAAGCAAAGGCACAGCACGATTATGAAAACTTTCCGGGCGGCTTTCCGTATTATCCCACCAACCATCGCCTCTATCGTGCGGGACGCGCATTGTTCAGCGCGACAGGAGTTGACCCGTCGATTGGATTCTATCAAACCAATAAGTATTTTGAAAAGCCTACGGGACAGTGCCAGGAAATTTTAGATGCTAATAGAAACCTCGTAAGAAATCACGGCACAGACCTGCCCAGCGGACACTCTGAAGGGTATTATTTAGGGAAAGCCTTAATTAACAAAAGGAGAGATAAATGCCAACGTACTCGAAAAAAGTGACAACGGTTGATTTACTCAAGCACATGATAGCCAGCGAACAAAAGTATAAGACCAGATGGAATTATTACCATGCAACCCTTTGCATTGGTGTGTGGGGTATTTTAGTGTGCACCATGTGGGGTGTGTTCGTTGGATGGAGATGACTCGGCTGACCCGTCTGCCCAAGACGTAGCCGGGAAGTGGAACAAGGCGGGTCGCCCGTTTTAAGAAGGTCGCGGGTTCCCCGCCTTGATTTCCATTTCAGACCGGGCTTATTATGAGCATTTCAAATAAGAAGTGGGGGTAGCCAAATGTTGAACATGATAGTTGCTTGCTTGGCCTTGAATATATACTTCGAGGCTAGGAATCAGCCCATACAGGGGCAGGTAGCGGTAACACAGGTAGCAATCAATCGGGTAAATGACCCCAGGTTCCCGGACAGCCATTGCGGAGTCATTAAAGAAGGGCCGGTACGCAACGGCCTACCGATCATAGACAGGTGTCAGTTTAGTTGGTACTGCGATGGGCTTAGAGATATCCCAAGGGACCAAGATGCCTATCGCTGGGCGATGTTGGTGGCGATGAGGGTCTTGAACGGGGGTTATGAAGACCTTGTAGACGGAGCCACCCATTATCATGCAGATTATGTATCTCCTTCGTGGTCTACAGAAAAGACACTGGTGGTAAAAATCGGGGACCATATTTTTTATAGGTAGCAGTTAGGGCTCAGTGTCCTCTTTAGGCTCTGGTTGTGCTTCGTGACCATGACAGCAGTCCTCGACGCCGTTGCCGTGGCAGCGGGGGCAAATGGCGGGTATGTAGCCGTGTTCGTAGCGGTACCACCCGTCTCCGTCGCACTGTTTACACCTCATCAGAACTGGATATCATCATCCAGCGGTAGTTTAGTGCCTTGAAGATCAAAAGATTTGGCCGATGAACCAGCCTATCAATACGCCGCTGCCAAGCAGAAAGCTGGCGGCAAACGGCTTCGATTTCGCAACAAATTTAACATTAGATTTTAGTGTTCTCCAAGTCATAGTAATCTCCTTTTACTTCTTAGACCTCATGGCACGATCTCCGAACCACCATAACACACTCGATGACGCCATATAAATGACAGACGCCTCAATCGTCGCTCGACCGGCTGGGATAGCCTTAAAATAGAGGATGCCTACTAGGACAATGAGACTAAAAGTAAGCACAGGACGCACCAAGCGTAACACGTCAGTGACCCAGCCAGAACTTGTACCACCCATAGAGTCGTGACCATAGGATGCCACACGAGAATCGGCATCAATCTTTGATTGTGCGATTTCCATTTCCCGCTCGCTCTCCTCTGCGCCGATTTTATTCTGGAGTTCAAGGAGTTCAAGCGTTCTTCCATGTTCACTATCCGCAGCCTTTTCCTTCTGCCACACATCAATGAAACTGAAGGCTTTGCCAATGATGCTACCGATGACGCCGGTTGCACCCCCCGTTAGAA